TGCACAGCCCCTCGCCCCGGGCAGGCTGTGACCGTCGTGGTCGAATCCGAGTTGGACGCCATTCTTCTGCACATTCTCGCCGGGGACCTGTTTCATTGCATGGCCAGCATGACGAGCAACATCCGCCGACTGCCGGCGAATGTGTACGAGCAGCTCCAGTCATGCCTGTGCATCCTTGTCGCGCTCGACTGCGACGCCGCTGGCGCTGATGGGTGGCCAAGGTGGCAGGAAACATTTCCCCGCGCCAAGCGCTGGCCGGTTCCCGCGGGTGCGGGCAAGGACCCGGGCGAAGCCTTTTCCCGCGGGGAAAACCTGCGTCTGTGGCTTCAGGCGGGCATTCCCGCAGGCATCCGCAAGGCAATGCGGACAGGACAGCCGCCTGAAATGGCCTCGCAGGAAGAAGGGCGCGACGAAAAGGCGGGGCCTGTCACTTATCACGGGATCAAGCTGGCAGAGAACGGACATCTGATACCGCCCCCGGAGGTTCTGCAGTTCTATGCCATGTGGCGGGAAATGCCGGTTGTGTACACGCGGTTCACGGACAGTGAAGGCAATTGCATCGGCTTTGACTGGAACTGCGACAATAAATGGTCAGCCCGCAATCCGGGAAAACTCCATGAGTTTCTTCTGTTCCGTGATGCTCACGACATCATCTGGGAGTGGATATCTCTTAATCCCTGCAACAAGGTCACGGCTCAAAATTTCCTCAACGCAACTTGGTGATACGACGATGAATGAAGAGCAGAGAATTTACCTTGCGTCGCCTTACAGCAGCCCTGAGCAGCCCGTACGCGACTATCGGCACCGTCTTGCCCGGCAATTCACCTCTACCCACTTGAAGCGAGGCCGAGTCATTTTCAGCCCGATTGTTAACGGGGTGGCGCTGGCCGAAACCGGTAGCCGGCTGTGGGGTTTTGTCTATTGGCAAGATTACGACCTCAGCTTCATACAGCATTGGGCAACCGAACTGTGGGTACTTTGCCTTGATGGATGGAAAGAGAGCGAAGGCGTTCAGAAAGAAATCAGGGTAGCCAAAGAGTTGGGGCTACCTATCAAGTACATGGGGGTGATCAGTGAAAGATTTGAAAATTGAGCAATGGCCGGTGCAGCGGCTGCGGCCTTATGGCCGAGACCTTAAGGCAACGGATAAGGCGCTGCCACAGATGGTGGACGCGCTTCGCCAGTGGGGCTTCCGGATACCCTTGCTGGTAACGGGTGACGGCGAAATCATTGATGGCAAAACCCGCTACAGGGCTGCACTTGAGCTGCGGATGGAGACCGTGCCCGTCATTGTCGCCGACGATATGACGCCAACTCAGGTGCGGACGTTTCGGCTGCTGGTCAACCGCAGCGCAACGTGGGCGGATTGGAACGACGAAGCCCTGCGCGCGGAAATGGCCGAGCTTCGGATGGAATTGGATGATCTACGGCTGACCGGCTTCTCTGATAAAGAGCTAGATGCCTTTCTGCAGGGGGCGGTGGCCGACAGTGAGAAGGACCCGGACGACGCCCCGCCAGTACCGGAAACGCCCACATGCAAGCTGGGGGATGTCTGGCAGCTCGGCATCCACCGGCTCATGTGCGGCGACTCGACCAAGGCCGCCGACGTGGTGACGCTCATGTCCGGGGAGCAGGCGGACATGGTCTGGACTGATCCCCCGTATAACGTCGACTACAGCAGCAAGGCAGGGAAAATCAAAAACGACAAGATGTCGCCAGAGCAGTTCGACGGCTTCCTGCGTCGGCTGCTGACCTCCGCCGCGGACGTGCTCGTGGACGGCGGGGCCATTTACGTTGCCCACAGCGAGGCAGGCGACGGCATGGCCTTCCGCGCAGCCTTCCGGGCCGTCGGATTCAAACTGGCCTGCTGCCTGATCTGGCGCAAGAATCAGCTGGTCATGGGCCGCGGCGACTACCATTGGCAACACGAGCCCATCCTTTACGGCTGGAAGCCGACCGGCAAGCACCACTGGTACGGCAATCGCAAGCAGACGTCGCTGTTCGAGCACTACGCCGGGGCCGTGGTGCAGCGCATCTCCGATAGCGTGTGGCAGGTGGCCAGCGGGGACAGCATCCTGCGGATCAGCGGCACCGACGTAGTGGTGGAAGACTTGGCCAGCAGCATCATCTCGGTACCGAAACCGCAGCGCTCGGAGCTGCACCCGACCATGAAGCCCGTGGCGCTGGTGGAGCGCATGATCGCCAATTCCAGCCCCCGTGGCGGTTTGGTGGTCGACCTGTGCGGCGGTTCGGGCACCACGCTCATCGCGTCGGACAGGCTGGCCCGGCGCTGTAATCTCATGGAGTATGACCCGAAGTATGCTGACGTCATCATCCTGCGCTGGCAGGAACTGACGGGCGGTATCGCCATCAATGCCGTAACCGGAGAGCCGTTCGCTCCCGTTCAGATGGAGGCTTCCAATGTCTGATGGACTCGACCTGCTGGAACTGGCGGAAAAGAGCGCAGCCAATGACCTCGCCTTCCTTATCCGGGCCAAGGAGGAAAGCAAGCGCCGGATGAAGGAGAACCCGACCCCGGACACTATTTCCGCGTTCAACCGCGCGCGGGCCGCGGTGGAAGATGAAACCCGACGACTGCAGGGAGGTAGTGCGGCTATGCGGACTTTTAAGACCCAGCTTGATGCCGTTGACTTCCTGCGGGACAGCGGTTTCAAAATCAGCAAAAGCCAGTTCAACCGCGATGTCTCGGCGCGTAAGGTGGCCAAGACGGACGCGGGATTCGAGGAAGGGGCGCTGCTGGCCTATGCCGCGGCCAATCTCACGCCTCTGACCCAGCACGAAAACAAGGCCCTGTCCAATGCCACGGTTGACCGCATTTCGGCGGATACCGAGTTGAAGCGGTACACCGCCGAACGCACGCGTCTCAAGCTCGAGAAAGAAATGGGGATGCTCATGCCCCGGTCGGAGCATGAGGAGGCGCTGTCCGCCCGAGCCCTTTTTTTCAAAAGTGAGATCGAAACGTTCGGGTATCGCAAGGCCGGGGAAATCATCGCGCTCGTCGGGGGCGATGAAGGCAAGCTGGAAGCCTTACTCGACTGGTGGGAAAGGGAGACGGCGGACTGGATGGACGCGTGGGACTCCGACCGTGAATTTACCTACGGCGAGGAGGACCCCGAAAACGCTCCCTCTGTGGAGTCTGACGGAGACGAGTGATGCCGTTGCTTCGTTTCACCGCCGGCGAACGACACGTCTTTCGCCGGCGGGCGCACATCCCTCTGTCCGTCTGGGCGGCACGGAACCTCATCGTAAAAGATGGGCCGTATGCCGGCGGACGGTACAGACGGGACGTGAACCCTTACCTTGCCGGGATCATGGACACATGGAGCATGCCCGGCGTGAAGGAGGTGGCGGTCTGCGGCAGCGCCCAGACCGGAAAGACCTTGGTTATGCATGCGGCGCTGGCATACTGCGTGGACATGCGCCCCGGGCCGCGCATGCTTGCCATGCAGGACGACGACGCCATCGGCAAGGTGGTGGCCAACAAACTGGTCCCCATGTTCCGGGCATCGCCGCCCGTGCGCGCTCAGCTCGGGAAAGTGCGGAGCACCCGGATCAGCTTCCGCGACGGCACCAACCTGTTCATGGCCAGCGCGCAGTCTCAGGGGCAACGCGCGTCAATCTCCATTCAGGACCTCTTCCTCGACGAAGAGGCTCTGTATAAACAGATTGCCGGCCAAGGCGTGCCCGTGGAGGAGTTTCGGGAGCGCACGCGCAGCTACGAGCACAAGCGCAAAATCCTCCGCGTCAGCAAGCCCATCGGCGGCGACGAGAGCAGCATCGTGCAAGCGCTGGAGGAAAGCGACGAAGTGCGTCACTACTTCGTGCGGTGTCCAGCCTGCGGCGAGTATCAGAGAATGACGGAAGAGGGCCTGATCGTGACGGAAAAGGCAGCCTCACCGCAAGAGGTGGAGCGGCGCAAGCTCGGACGCTACAAGTGTTCCTGCTGCAAGTTCCTGTGGTCCGATCACCTCCGGGATCAGGCCGTGGCGCGCGGGCGCTGGGAGGCGGAGAACCCGGTGCCGTCCCCCCGGCGCATCGGATTCCATCTGCCGGCCATATTGTCCAAGGCCGTGTCTCTGTCGGAGATTGCGGCAGCCAAAATGCGCGCCGACGCCTCGGATTCTCCGGTGGACAAACAGCAGTACGCCAACGGCATGTGGGCGCTGCCGTACCGGGCCGTGGAACTGGAAACCAGCGAGGACGTCATTTTGAAGCGCCGCGATCCCGAGCTGGAGCCACTCACCGTTCCGGGCGACGCCGTGGCCCTCACTGCCGGCATCGACGTCCAGAAGCGCGGATTCTGGTATGTCGTGAAAGCGTGGCGTCCTGACCTTTCATCGGTCTTGATCGATTATGGTCGCCTGACGGATTGGGACTCCGTGCATGCTCTGCTGGAAACGCGGTACGAGTACGAGGCCGACAGCCCCAATGCCGGCAAGAGCCTCGCCATCTGGCGGGCCGGCATCGACTCGGGCGGCACCCGGACAGATGAGGACGTGGTGTCCCGCACGGAGGAGGTGTACACGTTCGTGCGTCGCCACAGCGGAGGAAGGCTTTTCGCCTGCAAGGGTGCCAGCCACGAAAGCCACACTCCGGTGCGCGCCACCAGCATCGACCGTTTGCCCAGCTCCCGAGTCCGCATTCCGGGTGGGTTGTGGCTGTATCTGCTGGACACCCACTATTTTAAGAGCTTGATTTTTGCGCGGTTGGAGCCGGATGCGCGCCAGCCCATGACACTGCACAGGAAAACCGACGAAGCGTTCGCCTCACAACTGGCCGCGGAAGCCCTTGTGCGCGACCGGAACGGCAAGCATGTCTGGGTGCGCAAGCGCCGGGCGAACCACTACCTCGACTGCTGCATGATGGCCGATGCCTGCGTGGACGGAAGCTGGCTGCCGAGCTTCCAGATGATCGTCGAACGGGAGATGCGGGCCGCAGCTGAAAAGCGCCAGCAACCTCGGGCCGAGCAACAGGCTCCGCGCCCCGCGCAGGGTACGCGGCCCTCGCTCCCCAGCCGTGTGCCGCCGGCCCGGACCGCGCCCGCGGATCGGAGCAGGCCCGGCTTCATGAGGAACCGCGGGGACTATTAGGAGACAGGATGGCAAAAAAACGCATCAATCTGCCGCACGACAGGACATCTACCGGCCCCCGGCTTTCTGTCTCCGCGGCTGCCTGGCACATGGGCTGCAGCGATTCGTGGGTCTACAAGCTGGTGGCCGCCGGAGAACTGGAGGCCATCCGCATCGGTTCGCGCAAGGGGGTACAGGTGACCGTCCGCAGCATAGACGCGTATCTTGCCCGTAAGGCCGTGGAGCCGGACCTCGAATAAAAGAAAGGGAGGAATGACTTCCTCCCTTTTCCGTTATCACAGCGCTATGGACTGCAGTCCCTTTTCTTTGACCAGATTCAGCAACTTCAAGGCCGCACCTCCGGGACGTCGTACTCCGCGTTCCCAATCGGAGATCAGGTTTTTGGAGACATTCAGGTACCATGCCAGCACTGGCTGGCTGAGTCCCTCCCGTTCGCGCAGGCTGCGGATTTCCTCCCCGCTCATGGGCTGAACGGGGACGATGCAGAGTTCGTCGAAGTGGCGCATGGTCTTCTGATCGACGATGCCCAGCTTATACATGCCCTGCACGGACTTATGCGTTTCTTCTGCGATTTCACTATAATACTGCTTAGACATAATAACCTCCTCAGAATTCGACCAGCATGCCGTCCCGCACCATTTTATTAAGATCAACTTCGGCGCATTCCATGAGCAGCTGGGCCTCCGCCTTCAGGATGACCAAATCCCGCCGGCTGATGTTCGCTTGATCAGACTTGGCGAAGCCGAAGGCGAAAAAGACGCGGTCCCCCTTGCGATAGAAGAGCAGGGCACGATAGCCTCCAGACTTTCCGCCGCCTTCCCGGGCAAGGCGCTGCTTGTAGACGAAGCCGCCCAAATCGGCGTTGATTCTGCCTTCTTCCATCCCCTTGACCAGAGATTTAAGAGCGGCGTCTGTAATGCCTTCCTTCTCGGCAAAGCGCTGGAACCAAGGTTTTTTGAAAAATCGCATCACGTCGTCCTTTGAGGTGTCCTACATTGCGTGACCCTTGAAAGGAAAATATGTCATACAATGTCGGATGTCAATAAGCATACCTCAATCTTTTTCAGCATGGTCATATAACCTTGCCCTACGGTTCATCCTCTCGGAATATACTCTTTTCCACTCATCAAAAACATTTTCCCGGGTTCTGGAATTGAGATGCCTTCTGTTGAAATATGGAGCAGTTCCACGAGTCCCCTCGGCATCACCACCTTGCAGGACAAAGAAATTTTTTTATCCCTGATGGCAGTAGAATATGAATTCAAAAATCTGACATCTGTTGTAAGAAAAAAATCCAATCCACTGCACTCGCAAGCCCATAGATGGTAACAATCTCTTGCCCGCTTTCTCCCTATTACCTTGTCATCACACATCAGTTGGAACAAAGAAAGATATTTGACGCATTGTCGTTCAAAATCTGAAAATTTGTCGGATCGACACATATAGTCATCGAGCTGTCTCGGATCATTCTTTAAAAGAAAATCCATGAACAACTCAACGTTCTCTCCCTTGACCCAATTATCTGACTGGAAAAACTTCGACCTTTCAATTGGAGAAGGGACTGAATGCCACCTAACAGAGTGGAAGGCATAGAGTGGCGACAGGTTTGGAGCCCAACTGTGATAACCACCCCACGACTCCCATACCAGCTCTGGGTATTCATAAAACAAAATCTCCCCATTTCTGGCAGCCCTTCCTATGGCCTGAACAGCTATCAAATCTTCTAATAAAATTTGCCTGTGCTGTGTGTTTCTCTCCTCTATCCGATAGACGAGAAGTTTATTGGCAATGGGGCCATTCGTATCTATTTCTTTCCAGCGTGCTGGATCGGCCAAGCCTGTTGAAACAACACCTGTATCAACCATTATTTTCGGTGGCGTATTCATCTTTATACATCCAATCAGCTAGTATCCTGCATGCTTGCAGAACTCGATGCCGTAGGTGTCTCTGCCTTCCTTGCAGTAGGCTTCAATCGCATTCTTACCGAAGGGGCCAAGCCTCTCTAGTCTGACCAGCTCCGTCCGTATAATGGATTCACGCTTGACACGGAGCAGGCTTTTTGGCAACCCTCTTTTCAGGTGCCTAAGAACACCTTACCTAGAGCGGCTTCCGCGACCGTCATTTCGTGGTTTTTTTGTGCCCGAGGTTTATCCTCAGAGGGGCATTCTTCGGAGTTCCATGGCTCCGGGTGTGGGCGAAATACAAGACCTGAAAGGGGAAATAGCCCGCTGCACTCTAGGCAGTTCTTAGCACCCGGAGCCTTTTTGCGTTTTGCGAGGCTCCCATAAGAAAACCTAGAGGTGCCTCATGTCCCAATCCCTTCCCGTCCTTCGCGGCGCGGCCCTTGGCCAAAGCGACTTGACTCTGTCCTCGTCTTTGGGCAAGCTGAACTTCCCTAATTACCACAGGCGTAGCCGTCGCCTTTGCCGTGCCCCACACGGCGAAAAGAGCGGTTTTCTTGTTTCTTGCAGCCATGGCACCCTTGTGGTGTGGCACATATTGGCAAGACGACGTCCGGGTGTCCGTGAGGCCCCGGCGGCTGTGGTAAGCCGGGGAGCGTCGTTTTGCCTTTTTTTGTGTCCCACCCTTTAATTACCACGAGGTGCTTCATGGAACTGCTTTTCCGCAAGGAACTCCCCGCGTTCACTGAACGATTGAGCCGTATTGAGAGCCGCGTCCGGCTCATCAGCGAGTACGTCGAGCACGACGGCATGGCGAACATGGACGCCGCGGCCCAGATTCTGGGCGAAGCCGCGGACGACTTGGCTACACTGAAGGACGAAATCGGCAAGGCCAACGCTTCGCTTCACGCCAGTTTCGGCTACGGCGGCAAGGTGGAGGTGGTGCTCCATGCTTAACATCCACGTCTGCTATCCCGTCTGGAAGTTTGCCGGCTATGCCGATCCCTTCCGTACCGCTATGGACGCCATCACCCGCGGCGGCTACGAGCCGGAGTACGAAGCCGCCCTCATCCAGTCCGTCTTCGACATGGCCCACGCCGCCCGGTACCGGACGGAGGCAGGGCTTCCCTCCCTGCCTCCGGCTTCCTTTGTTGCTCTGAGAAAAGCCGTGGACCAGCTGGCGGCCTGCCATGGATAACCGCATATCCCCTGCCGGCCCGCTGGCCGGGAACGTGATCACGGAAATGCTGACGCCCTTCATGGTGTACGCCGAGCTGCTGAAAACGTCCGGCTCCCCGGCGCAGAGCAAGATGGTCTGGGCGTTGCTCGAGACGCTGGACCGCAAGCTGGTGGCCATGCTCATCGACATCCATCGGCAGGCTCCGGGCGTCCGCCTGCGGTATCCTGAAAACTACTAATAAAAACAAGATACTATATCCGCATTCGGTCCTGTTTTCGCAGGCCGGATGCGGAGCCGGAAAAAGCGATTTTTGGAGCACGTTTCATCCGGCAAGCGCGATCCCCCGTAACCCCTTGGCAAACAAGGGATTACGGGGGATTTTTCGTGTCAAAAAAGTTTGGAAATGGTGCAAAAAAGTACCTCTATCCTGCTGAAATATATGACGATAAAAAATTTAAACGCCATGTATCAACATTTTTATTTGCCTGTATCTCTATGGAATACATGACGATACGCGGGATTTTCATTTTCTCCATTCTCTCCATTCTGTCCATTGTGGAGTGACGCATTTCCTCGGGCGGGGTACATGGTCGCAAAAGTGCCCTCTGCATTTGCGGGGGCCGGGAGCAATGCGAACATGGCCATATTTACGAAAGCGGAAAAGGCCCGGCAGATAGCCCTCTGGCAGGAAGCGCTGGAGAAGGTCAGCCGGGGGCAGGAGTACACCATGGGCACGCGCCGGCTGCGGCGCGCGGACCTGCCGGAAATCCGGAGCACTCTGGACTGGCTGGACGGCCAGTCCACCGTGGAGGACGTGCGCTCGGGTCAGGGCCTGCCGCGCTTCCTGCAGATGGTGCCGGGCCGCGGCGGGCATGGGGGCTGCTGATGGACAGCGTGCGCCCGAACTTTCTTGATCGCCTTGTTTCCTATGTGTCGCCGGTGGCCGGAGCGAGACGCATGCACGCCCGGTACTGCATGGCCGCGGCCAACGGCCTTGTGGCCGGCGCGCGCCGCATGTCCGGCGGACACGACGGTACCTTGGCGAACTGGGACCCGCGCCGCGATCAGCGCCTGAGCGAGAGTCTCAGTTTCGACAAGGCCATGGTCCGGGCGGAATCTCTCGCCAGCAACGACGGCCATGCCGCCAGCTGCGTTGACGCTTTGGCGCTGAACGTCGCCGGGCCGGGCTTGCGCCCCCAGAGCTATCCCGACGCGGCCACGCTGGGCATCACCGAGGAGCAGGCCGCCGACTTTGCTGAATCCGCGGAAAGAGCGTGGTCCCTGTGGTGCAAGGAGGCCGACGCCGCAGAGACCCTGCACTTCGACGATCTGCAATATCAGGCCGTCCGCAGCATGTTCGTCACCGGCGAGTTTTTGCACCTGACGCTATGGCGCGAAGACCCGGAGCGCACGTTCGGGCTGTGCCTGCAGGCGCTGCATCCCGCCCGGCTGCGGACGCCCGGCGACATGCAGTCCCGCACGGACATCCGCAACGGCGTCCACCTCGGAGAATACGGCCAGCCCAAGGGCTACCTCATCGCCAACCCGCCGGAGAACATGGGCCTGTCCGGCCTGTCCTCCGCCTATTTCCAGTACGTACCGCGCAAGACCGGCCACCGCTGGAACTGCCTGCACCGTTTTCATTCGAGCATGCCCGAGGAAGTCCGGGGCACCAGCATCCTTTCCCCGGCCATGAAGCAGTTCCGCGACTTGGCGGACTACGTGGACTACGAGCTGGTGGGCGCGCTCATCGCGGCCAGCTTCACGGTTTTTGTGGAAACGCCCGTGGACATGCTGAACAGCAACGGCGGTTTCGGCGGGGAAGCTGCAACAATGGACTACGGTCCACAGATACAGCCCGGGACCATGACGGTGGGGCAGGCCGGGCACAAGCCGCACATCATTTCCAGCGCCCGCCCCGGGCCGACTTTCGACGCGTTCTACGAGCGCGTGCTGCGCGCGGCGGCGGCCAGCACAGGCCAGCCCTACGAGATGGTGGCCAAGGATTTTTCGAAGACCAACTACAGCAGCGCCCGGGCGGCTCTGCTGGAAGTCTGGAAGCTGCACACTCTGTATCAGGACTGGTTCATCCGCGGCTACCTCAACTGCCTGTGGCCCATGGTGCTCGAAGAAGCGTGGCTGCGCGGTCTGCTGGCCGTGCCTGCCGGCGCTCCGGGCCTCTGGGACTCCCCGCTCATCACCCGGGCGTGGTTGTCCGGCGTCTGGACGCGTCCGCCCCGGGGGCAGATCGACCCCGTGAAGGAACGGGAGGCCGAGGCTCTCGGGCTGGCCAGCATGACCGACACTCGCACCGCGATCTGCCATGGCCGGGGCACCGACTTTGAAACCCTCGCCAAGACCCGCCAGCGGGAAGAACTGCTGCTGCAACGCCTGAACCTGAAAACGGAAACGCCCGCAGCCCCGCCAGCCGTCGGCAAGGATGACGCCTCGCAGGAGAATGAGCATGACCAATAACTTTCTCGCCGCGCTCCCCCAGCTCTGGGCCATCCGTCCGGAAGCGCTGACGGCTTTCGTCGAGGACCTGCGCCTGATGGCCGCCGACGCCCGGAGCCGTGACGGCAATGCCGCCCCAGCCCGGAAGCCGTACAGCATGGATGGCCCTGTGGCCGTCATTCCGGTGGAAGGGGTGTTGACCAAGAAGGGCCTTTCCTTTTTCGGCATTCAGTTGGCTCCGGGCATGCGTGATCTCGTGGCGGCCCTGCGTCGGGCCGCCGCCGACCGCAGCGTCAAGGCCATCCTGCTGGACGTGGACAGCCCGGGCGGCACTGTGGACGGCATCGAGGAACTGGCCGAAGCCGTGGCCGAAACCGGGCGCGCCAAGCCCCTGTATGCGTTTGCAGACGGCCTGATGGCGTCCGCGGGCTACTGGCTGTCCTGCGGCGCGCGGGAGATCGCCGCTCCGGCCACTGCCGAGGTGGGCAGCATCGGCGTGGTCATGATGCACCGCGAATACTCCAAGGCGCTGGATGAAGCGGGCGTCACGTACAACATCATCGCCGCCGGCCACTACAAGGCCGCGGGCAATACGGTGGAACCGCTGACCGATGAGATGCGGGCCTACCTGCAATCGGGCGTGGACGACACTTACGAACAGTTTCTGCAGGCCGTGGAGCGTGGGCGCAACGTCAGCCGCGAGAAAGCGCTGGCCATGGCCGACGGCAAAATTTTCACCGGAGGCGAAGCTCTGAAGGCGGGGCTTATCGACCGGGTTTGTTCCCGGGGCGATTTCATCAACCACATCAAGGAAGGTTTGGACATGACTCTCGTTGAACTGAGAGAGCAACATCCCGAGGCGGTGGCGGCGCTCCGGGCGGAACTGGAACAGGACCACGCCGCGCAGGCCGCCAGCGCCGCCGACGCGGCCCGGGCCGAAGGCGCGTCCGCAGAGCTGGAGCGCGTGCTGTCGCTGGCCGCGTGCCTGCTGGGCGAACAAAGCGCGGAGACGCTCCGCAATCTGGCCGCCAGCGGCATCAAGCCCGAGCAGGCCAAGGCCATGCAGAAAGCGTTCGCGGAGCTGGTCGGCAAGGAAGCCCAAAGGGACAGCATGGAAGAGAAGCTCAAGGCGTTGCGCGCCGTTCACGACAACGCGCCGGCCAACCCTCTGGCCGGGCTGGAACAGGACGCCGCCAAACCCGGGTTTGAGGAAATGGTGGCGGCCCGCATGGAAAAGGACGGCTGCTCCCGGGGCGAAGCCATCCGGTGCGTCAGCATCGATCACCCGGAAGAGCACAAGGCGTGGCTTGATGCCGCGCAGAACAAGGGAGGCACGCGATGAGCTACCACGAAAGTTCCCGAAAGACCTTTGCCGCCGGCGCGGCCATCGCCCATCAGAGCGTGGTCAAGCTCGGCGCGGTGGGCGTGGAAGCCTGCGGAGCGGACGACACGCCGCTTGGTTTTGTGGAAATCGGCGCTCGGGAGGCCGGCGAACTGGTGTCCGTCCGTCTGATCAACACGACGGGCACCGTCGAAGTGCGCGCCGGGGGCAGCATCGCCGCCGGGGCGCTGGTCAGCCCGGGCGCGGGCGGTTCCGTGGTCGCTCAGAGCGGCGCGGCTCTTGCGGTCGGCATGGCGCTGGAGGCCGCCGCCAATGAGGAACTTGTCGAAATCGTTCCCGTCTTTGACCGTTCCGCTGCCGCAGCAGCCAGCGCATAAGGAGGTAGTCCGATATGCCCAGAACCAATGCCATTATCCGTCCCGACCTCGGGACGCTGGCCTATGAATATTCGCTTCAGGCGTCGCAGCAGGGATTCATCGGCCAGACGGTGCTGCCCGGTTTCATGACCCGCCTGCAGTCCGCCAAGTACCCCGTTATCCCCGCCGAGGCCATTCTCGAGGTGAGCGATACCCAGCGCGCTCCGCGCAGCGCCTATGCCCGCGGCGACTGGGAATTCGACTGGACCGACTACGCCTGCAAGGAAAACGGTTGGGAAGAGCCGTTGGACGATGTGGAAGCGGCCATGTTCCGCGACTATTTCGACGCCGAAGTGGTGGCCGTGCAGCGCGCGACCATGATGGTTCTGCGTTCTCAGGAACGCAGGGTGGCGCAGAAGGTCATGGACACCGGCACGTTCGAGAACGCTGCCGCGGCCAAGGCGTGGAACAGCTATGCCGACGCTGATCCTCTGGCCGACGTGGAAAAGGCCAAGGAACATTTCCGCTTCAGCGTCGGCCTGAAACCCAACGCCCTCGTGATGGACGAAGATGTGTTGCGCCACATCAGCATGTGCGAGGCCGTGATGGAGCGGGTGAAGTATACCAGCCCCAACGCCATCCGGGGGCAGCTCACCCTCGAGCAGCTGAAGGCGTACTTCGGGATTGAAAACATCGTGGTGGCCGGGGCGGTGTTCAACAGCGCCAAGAAAGGCAGGCCGAAAAAGATCGAAGCCATCTGGCCGAAGGACAAGGTTCTGCTAGCCCGCCTTTCCAGCGGCGGTCAGGACCTGAAGGAACCCTCCCTCGGGCGCACGTTCGTCTGGGAGGAAGACGCTCCCGGCCTGATTGTGACCGAGCAGTACCGCGAGGAACAGACCCGCAGTGACGTGTATCGCGTCCGGCAGAACACGGACGAATGCGTCCAGTTCACGGGGGCCGGCTACATTCTGACCGGCGTCACCACGTCAGGGGCGGGCGCGTGATGGCCCTCTTTGAAGCAGCCTACGAACCCGTCCGCCAGTGGGAAGGTGGCTGGTGCAATGTCAAGGGCGACCGCGGCGGCGAGACCTATGCCGGCATCGCCCGCAACTTCTGGCCGGAGTGGTCCGGATGGAAGCTCATTGACGGAGCCAAGCAGCACTCTTCCTTCCGTGCCGGCGCACGCGCGTTCAGTCGGCATCTCGACGGCATCCCCGGCCTGCGGGACATGGTCGAGGACTGGTACCGTGTGGAGTGGTGGGACCGCATGGGGCTGGGCACGCTGCCCCAGATGCTGGCCGATGAACTCTTCGAACAGGCGATCAACCTTGGGCGCGGCGGGGCCGGACGCTATCTGCAGCGGCTGTGCAACGCGCTCAACTACGACAAGGCCCGCAAGGGCGACCTTTTCCCCGATTTGGCGGAGGACGGGGCCATCGGCACCAAGACTCTGAACGCCTTGGTTCTAATCCTTAAGAAACGAAGCAACCCCGAAGACATGGTGCATTGGCTCAACTGCCTGCAGGGCGCGCACTACGTCGCCATTGCGGCCAAGACGCCGAGTAACCGGCAGTTCATCGACGGCTGGCGCACCCGCACCTACTGCCCCGGCCATACCCACTAGGAGGTACCCATGGACATCAACGCTCTGCTGCAGGGCCTTCTGCCCGACCAGCTTTACGCCCTCATCGGCTCCATCCTGCTGTTCGTCTGCGGGCTGGCCGCCCTGATCTGCACCGTGCTGCCCGCCCCGAAAGAGGACGCCAGCGCCGTTTACAAGGCCCTTTACAAAGTCCTGAACCTGCTCGGGGCCAACGCCGGCAAGGCCGCTAACGCCGACGACGTGGCGCGGCGGCAGGGCAAGCAGTGAGCAGGCTCATCAAGATCCTGCAGGTGCTCTGTGTGCTGGTCACGTGGATCAGAAATTGGGTGGAGGCGCGCCGCGCTGCTGCTGTTCGGGCTGATCCCGGCTCTGCATGGGTGCAGCGCCGGGGCGGGACTGACGTCCGCGGCGTCGCCCGGCCCGGCACCGATGACGCCGGGCGCAATGGTGACTGAGGCATGGGTCTATACGACGCCGCAGGGAGTCGTGCAGGTGCCGGGCACATGGGTGCATCTGCCCGCGGATGAAGCGGGCGAATTGGAACTGTGGATCGAACGCGCGGAGGGAGCATGTCGGTAGAGACAATATTGGCCTATGCGCTGGGCGTCATTGGCGTCCTGCTGACCATGAACATCGCGCTGACGGTCTATATCTTCAAAAGTCTCAAGGGTGAGGTCCGCAGCGTGGCCACCGACGTGGCCAGCCTGCGAGACAATCGAGTCAAGCTGATGCATCGCACCGACTGCCGGATCACCACCGAGCATCTGCAGGAGCAGCTTGATGAGCAACGAGGGACCATTCAGGGTTTATCTGAGCGTATGGCCCGGGCAGAAACCAAGTTGCACATCGGGGAGCCGTGTTCATGAGCTTCCGCGACGACATGCTGGCCGACATCGACGCGGTGTTTCTCGACCTTGAGGCGTTCGCGGAACTGCAGGAACTGGCCGGTAAAAGCATCCCGGTGGTCAGCGAATACCTCGAAGTGGATTCGCCGGAGGATGCGGAGCAGCGGCCCGGCGTTCGGTACGAAGGCGTGACGCTGTACGTCAGCCTGCGGGATGTGCCCGACGATTTCTTGCCCGGCAAGCGCACGACGTGGCGGAACGAAACATGGTGGGTGCTCGATGCGGACCGAGAGCCGTTGCGGGCGATCCACCTTTACAGGGAGCGATCATGAGCAAGGCCATCACCATCACGGTGCCCAACATGGAGGAGGCCGTCAAAAACTGCCGCACGGCACTGGACGCTCTGGGCAAAAACAGCGGCGTGGCGCTGGCCCGCGCGGTCAACCGGAGCTTGGAAGCCGTCAGGACCGAGGCCACGAAAATCGCCCGTTCGGCCTACACGGCCCGGCGGGACAAGCTGTTCGACAACATCTTCGTGCGCCGGGCCGGTAGCCAGCGCCCCGAGGGCGAACTGGAGCTTACCGGCAGCAAGGGCATCAGCCTGATCCACTTTCAGGCCCGACCTGCCTTGCCCGGCAAGCGCCCGAAGAAGGGCGTTTCCACCAAAGTTCGCCGGGACGGTCCGCGGCGGGTCCGCGATGTGCCCGGCTACACCAAACCCTTCATCCTGCGGAAGCGTCAGGGCGGTTACGGCGTCTTCGTCCGAAAAGTGGGCGGTGGATTCCGCGATTGGGGCGGCCTGCAGATGCTCTGGGGCGCGTCGCCCATTCAGGCCCTGCAGCGCCGCGAAGATCAGGAACGCTTGGCCGACCGGGCCGCCGAAGTATTTCCCCGGCGGCTGGAGCACGAAATAGACGCGCTGCTGGCCGGCGTGACCCGGGGGCGGAAATGAGGACCCGAAAACTGCTGCTCGATCTGCATGACCTGCTGACGGCGGGCTTGCGCGACTACCCCTTCCCCGCGCCCGATTCCGATGAAGGGGCTGGGGAAGCCTGCGACGTTCGCGTGTTTCTCCATGGGCTCCCCGAGGAACTCGGGGAGGGCTGCTATCCGTTCGTCGTCATCCGCTGGGCGGAAGGCCGGCAGGAAGACACGCAGACGCAGACGCTGGCATGAAACCGTGGGGTTCGTGCTGGGCGTCTACGCGCCCGAGAATCAGGAACAGGCCGGCCTTCTGACGGCGGAGCTGCTTGACGCCGTCAGGCAGATTCTGTGGCGGAACCGTCTGCTGGCCAAGATGTTCGAGCTGGTGCCGCCGCTGCGTTCGGGCATCCCCAGCCCCAAGGAAAAATGGAACCAATACCACATGGCCACGGTGGAGGCGGAATGGAACTACGTCCTGCCCCCGCGCGGCATGGGGAAAAACGGAGCCGAGTATGGAATCAGCACTGGAATTCGTTGAAACCGGGCAACCCGCCAAGGAGAAAATCATGGGCAAGAAAACAGCGGCGGCCCCTGTGGCGCAGAGCGCCAAGGTCGACCGCCTGCCACAGCGCATCTACATCGGGCCGGATCGCCCCTTCGGCCTGCCGCTGATGCGGAACGCCATCCTGCGGGGAGAGCCGCAGGCGGTCCTGCCGCAGCTCACCGCCGCCTTTGCCGAGCATCCGGGCCTTGAAGCCCTGTTCGTGCCCGTGGCCGGGTTGGCCGCAGCCCGCCGGGAGATGTCGGAAAACGGCAGCGCCCTGCAGCAGACCTGCCAGACCATCAAGAGCGCCAGCGACGCGCTGCGCGCCCAGCAAAAGGGAGGTAAGGCATGACCACCGGATACAGACACGGCGTCTATCCGTCCGAGAAGCCCACGCAGCTGTTGCCCGCGCGCACGGTGGACAGCAACGTGGTGTTTGCCGTGGGGCTGGCAGCCGTGCATACGCTGGCCGCGGACAAACCCGTGTACGTCAACGTGCCTCGGCTGTTCTACAGCTATGACGAGTTTGTACAGGAAATGGGCTGGGACGACGACAACTTCAGCGCGTTCACCCTGCAGGAACTCGTCTACAGCCACTTTTCCCTGTACCGGGCCGCGCCGCTGGTTGTGGTCAATGTGTTCGACCCGGCCACGCACCAGACGGCGGTGGACGGCGAAAGCGCAACGTTCGCGGCCTCCGGCAATGGTGGCACCGCTGCGGGAACCGCCCGCCTCGGCCACACGCACGTCAGCAATGTCGTAGTGAAGGACACGCTGGGTTCGACCACTTACAAGGCCGGCATCGACTACACGCTGAACGCGGTTTCTGGCGTGCTGACCCGGGTGGACGGCGGCGGCATCGAGGAGGGCGCAACGGTATCCGTCAGCTACAGTCACAGCGACCCGGCCAAGGTCGAAGCCGCCGACATCATCGGGGGCATCGACGTGGCCAGCGGCGATCCCACGGGGCTGGAGCTGATCGACGAAGTCTTTCCCCGCTACAGACTGGTGCCGACCACTGTGGTCTGCCCCCATTTCTGCGAGGACGAAGCCGTGGCCGTGGTCATGGCCGCCAAATGCGACGGCATCAACGGTCTGTTCAAGGCCATCGCGCTGGTGGACGTTCCCACCGGGCCGGACGGGGTGAGCAAGTACACCGACGTGCCGGGCTGGAAAGAGTCGCACAACCTGACAGATGGGCTGATGGTCGTCTGCTGGCCCAAGGTCAAGCTGGGCGACCGCGTGTTCGGGCTGGCCACGCAGCTTGCCGGGGTGATCTCCGAAACGGACGGCGACCACGAAGGCATCCCTTACGCCAGCCCGAGCAATAAGCTCATGAACATCACCAGCGCCGGCTACCCCGACGAAAACGGCAACTGGAAGGAAGTCTGGCTGGGGCTGGAAAAGGCGAACTACCTCAACGGGCAGGGCGTGTACACGGTCAGCAACTTTGACGGCGGCATGAAGACGTGGGGCGGACGGATGGCCTGCTACCCTTCCAATACGGACCCCAAAGACGCGCAGGACTGCATCCGCCGTTTCTTCAACTGGTACCAGAGCACCTTCATTCTGACCTACTTCGCCAAGGTCGACTCGCCCCTGACGCGGCGTTTCATCCAGACCATCCTCAAGTCGGAACAAATCCGGCTCGACGGCTACACCTCGCGGGAGATTCTGCTCGGCGGCTCCATCAGTTTCGAGGAGGGGGACAACCCCACCACGGACCTGATCGACGGCATCTGCCGTTTCCACACGCGCATGACCCCGCCGCCGGCGGCTCGGTCCATTGAAAACGCCTTTGAGTTCGACACAGACAATCTGAGCATCCTCTTCAGTTAGGAGCCGCGCCATGCAGACCGAACAAAACATTGCCTACCGGGTTTACTACCAAGGCACCGATCTGCTGGGCATCGCCACGCTGGAGATGCCCCAGATTCAGTATATTACCGAAACGCTCAACGGCTCCGGCCTTGCCGGGGAAATCGAATCCCCGGTCATCGGGCTGACCCAGAGCATGTCCTGCAAAATGAGCTTTACCAGCGCCACGCCTGACGTGTTCGACACGCTGGACTGGACGCTGCAGCCGCTGTTCGAGTGCTACAGCGCGCTCCAGTTCGCGGATGAAACCTCCGGCATTCGGGATTCCATCGGGTACCGCATCAACATGATCGGGCGGCCCAAGAGCATGAGCCTCGGGAGCCTCGAACAGGGCAAGAAGCACGGCAACGAAGAGGAACTGGAGCTGACCCGTCTGGAAATTCTGCTGGACGGCAAAGAGAAGCTGCTCATCGACAAGCTGCAGTTCATCCACCGCGTCAACGGCAAGGACCTTCTGCAGAAGGTCCGCGGGCAAATGGGCCTCAACGTCTAGCCATTAAGGAATGCACGTCATGAAAGAAAAAACCGTCAAGCTGCTGGAACCTGTCATCGTCGGGGGCGAGGAGCGCGCCGAGGTTACCATCCGCCGGTCTACGGTCGGGGATGAAGAAGACGCCATGGACATGGCCATCCGCCTCAAGCGTCCGAAGAACAATGTCACCGTCGAGGTCTGCATGTTCAGCAAGCTGACCAAGCTGCCCTATGACGCCATCCGGAGCATGTGCGGGCAGGACTACACGGCGCTGCGCGAAGCGCTGAACGAGCTGAACGCCCCGGAAGAAGGGGACCCTACGATGGCTCCGGAGACGGATGGGACGCCGGAGAACAGCTTGGACGATTAAGGGCCGGCATGCTGCAGCTGGGACGCTTCAGCAACTGGCCGCGGTCGGACATTCGGGAAATGACCCCGGCGGAGTTCGCCGGGTATGTGCAGGCCGCCACCGGGATTCTGGAAACCGACGGAGGCGGATAAACGCGCCGCCAAGGATGGCGGCGGGAGCGCCGCGGTTGCCGCGTCAATCGCAAGCGACAGCCCGATCCGGCACAGGACGTGCCGGGCGGGCGATATCCGGGAGAGGATGAATATGGCTCGTGACATCAGCGTATCGTTTGCTCTGGGAGCGACTCTGGACGGCAGCTACGGCTCCGCGTTCAGAGCCGCTACCGGGCAGGTACGCGGCATCACGCAGGCCATCCGCGACATGGAGCAATCCTCCGTGGGCCGTCTGGGGGCCAGTCTGGTCAGTCAGCAGAAGGCCATCCGGGGCACCAGATCGGAACTGGACCGGGCGCGCGGCGTACTGGACGCGCTGCGCGCCCGAAGCGATGCCGCCGGCGGCGCATCCGGCAGGTTGGCCACACAGATCAGCCAGACCGAGCGCGAAGTTGCGAGTCTGACCTCGCGTCTGGATCGCCAGAACGCGGCTTTTGCTGAAACCAAAGCCCGGGCCGCCACTGCGGGCGGTTCCGTGCAGGGGCTTATCGGTCAGTACCGGCAGCTCCGTGGGGAAATCGAAGCGCAACAGAAGGCGAAAGCCCAGGCCGAGGCCGGACTGGAAATCGCCCGGGCCGAGGATTCCCAGCGGACGGCTCTGCGCGGCACCATGGCCGCAACACCCAAGGATCAGCGCCGGAGCCGCATGGCCGCCATGGTGGGCAAACAGCGGGCGGCCTTGAAGGGGCTGGGCACCCAGCTGCGCGACGCCCAACAGCAGCTGGCCACGCTGCGCGCCCGGGCCGAGGCGGCTGGAGGAGCGTCTGGAACGCTGGCCCGCCAAATCCGGCAGGCGGAAGATACCGTCAATGTTTTGAACCGACAGGTGCGCCTTTCCAGCGCGGCCTTTCGGGAAACGGTATCCGCCGCCACGAGCACCGGGGCCTCCATCCGGGAACTGTCGCGGGAATATCGCGGGCTGACCGAAAGCGCCGCCCGGGCGCAACGCATGCAGGAGGCCGTACAGGCCAACCGCCTGCGCCGCGACACGCTTCGCTCCCAGAGGGACGATCTGAACGGGCGTCTGCTGGGCACCGCCGCGCAGGCCGCCACCGTGGTCATGCCCGTCAAGCTGGCCATTGATTACGAATCCGCCATGGCCGACGTGAAGAAGGTCACGGATTTTGACGAAGCCGGCTTCAAGATGTTCAGCCAAGACCTGTTGGATATGTCCACTCGTCTGCCGATGACGGCCAAGGGCCTTTCGGAAATCGCCGCAGCCGCCGGCGCGGCGGGTATTGCTCAGGAGGACTTGCTCATCTTTTCCGAGGACGCGGCCAAGATGGGCGTCGCCTTTGACGTGAGCGCCAAGGAAGCCGGGGCGGCCATGACCGGCCTGCGGAACAACTTCAAGCTCAGTCAGGATGGCGTGCGCGAGCTGGGCGACGCCATGAACGCGCTGGCGAACTCCATGGACGCCAAAGCTTCGCAAATAGTCGATTTCGCCAACCGCACCGGCGGCACGGCCAAGATTTACGGCCTGACCGGGCAGGAAGTTTCGGCGTTGGGCGCAACGTTCCTCGACGCCAAAGTGGGAGCCGAAGAGGCGTCTACCGCCACCAACGCCATGCTGGTCCGTCTGGGTACGGCTGACAAACTGTCGAAAGACGCTCAGGAAGCCTTTCAGTCGCTGGGCATGAGCGGCGAGGGCATGGCTGCGGCCTTCCGGAAGGACGCGCAAGGGGCGCTGCTGCACTTCATGCAGGTCGTTTCTCAGAGCAAGGACCCCATGCGGGCGCTCAACGCCATTTTCGGGGCGGAGCATGCCCCGAAAATCGCCCGTCTGGTCAACAACCTGAATCGCTATGGAGCAGCACTGGACAAGGTTTCCACGCGGGAAAACTACCAAAGCTCCATGGAGCAGGAGTACGCCGCCCGCGCGGATACGACCGCCAACCACATTCAGTTGCTGCAGAACAGCATGAGCCGTCTGGGAACGACCATCGGCGCAACATTGTTGCCGGTGGTCAGCGCCGTGGCGCGCGGTCTGAGCGGCGTGGCCACCAAGGCGGGCGATCTTGCCCAGCGCTTCCCTCGGGCGACCGCCGCGCTCATGACCGGAGCCGCGGCGGTCGCCGGGTTGGCCGTTGGCGGGCTGGCGCTGGGGTTGATCATCAACGGCGTGCAGACGTCCGTGGCATCCCTGCGCGGGGCCATGTTGCTGTTGTCCGGTTCCCAGCGGCTGGCCACGGCGCAGACATGGGCCATGGCTGCGGCGGGCAAGGCGTGGGGCGTTGCCAGCCGCATCGCCGGAGCCGGTTCGCGCTTCTTTGCCGGCGGCCTGCGTTCCATTCTCGTCGCGTCCGGCGTGGGCGCGCTGCTGGTGGCGCTGGGTTTTGCCGTGGATTTCGTGATTGAGCATTGGGACAGCATCGGCCCCGTCCTGAAAGGCATCTGGGACGGCGTAGTGGGCACCATCTCCCGGGCTATCGGCAGCATCATCAATTTCTTCGTGACCGGCTGGGCCGCCATCAAGGACACGTGGAGCCGTCTGGGCGTCTTCTTTACCGTACTCGGCGGCAACCTGCGGAAGGTGTTCGAGCCGGTCATCCAGTTCATCACCGGTCTGTTCACCGGAGCGAAAGACATCTGCCTGCAGGTGTGGTCCAGCGTGACCGGCTTTTTTGCCGGTCTGTGGGAGGGCATCGCCGGCGCAGCGGAAAGCGCGTGGAACTGGATTACGGATGCGGCCTCCATGGCGTGGGATGGCGTCACCGGCCTGTGGAACAGCGTCACCGGCTTTTTCGTCGGCATCTGGGACGGCGTGACCACCAGCGCCGGCATGGCGTGGGAGTGGATCGGAAGCGCGGCGGCGGTGGTATGGAACGGCATCGCTTCCGTCTGGGAAGGGGCGGCGGCTTTTTTCGGGCGCATCCGCGACGCCATCGTGGGCGTTTTTACCGGCCTGTTCCAATGGCTGCGGGAGAGCTTCGATTGGGTCTTCAGCGCCATCGATACCGTAACGTCCGCTGTCGACAAGGTCACCGGAGCGGTGTCCGACGCATGGAATACGGCGTTCGGAGACGATGAAAAAACGCCTTCGAAAAAATCCACTCCCGTGGCCTCGGAAGCTCCCGAACCTCCGAAGTCTGCCGTGACCGCCACGGAAAAGCCCGCGGCCCAAGCCGCGGCTTCCGCGCCGGAAATGCCGGCCAAGCCGTCCTACCAGAACCGTGCGGACGCGGTGGCGGGCTTGGCCTCCACCCCCGCCAGCAGTACCGGCAAGAAGGGCAAGGGCGGCAAGGGGCGGACCAAAAAAGGCAGCGGACCCGTGACCATCGTGACGCTGGCCGGGGACAACAGCACGACACAGACCGTGTTCATTCCCGCAACCGGGATGGGAACGGGGCGAAGTTCGTCTTCTTCATCCGCCATGGCCACCGGCGGTTCCACCGTACTGAGCACCCAGACCGGGAGCAGCACGGTGGCTTCCGCGCCGGAGCGCCCGGTCATCCTGCCGCAGTCCCCCGCCGCCGTTTCGCGCGGCAGGGAGAGGACGTCGGCGTCTTCCCGGGCGCTGAACATCGACCTGAAGCAATATTTCGACGTCATCAGCGCCGACGGCTCCGCGGTGAAGAAGGTGCTGACCAGCATCAAGCCGGACATTGAGGCGCTGATACGGCGCGCGCTGGAAAAACTCGCCGCGGACAGAAGGAGAACGCACTATGCCCAATAACATCGTCACCGTTCAGGGGCAGGCATGGGATCAGATTGCCCGGGACACCTACGGTTCGGAAGCCCTGATGGACACCTTGCTGTCCGGCAACGTCGACGAAGCCGACGTGCTGCTGTTCTCCGGAGAAACGCCCGTCCGTTTGCCGGGTGAAGCGAAACCGGCCAGCGTGCGGTCGACGCCGCCATGGGAGCGGATGTGATGCGGCGCGCAAGCCTGACCATCGCCATCAAGGGCGCGGACGTGAGCATGGACCTGTGCCCCCACCTGACCAGCCTGACGTGGACGGACAAGGCCGACGACGAACTGGACGATCTGCAGCTGGTGCTCGAAGACCGGGACCGGCTGTGGCAGGGGGACTGGCTGCCGTCCCCCGGGGACGTCATCCATCCGGTGATCGTCACCCATGACTGGCGCGCCATCGGGGAGAAGGAAGAGCTGGACTGCGGGGAGTTCGAGATCGACGAGCTGGAACTGGAGGCCGGAACCGGCGGCGACGTGGTGACCATCAAGGCCATTCCCGCCGCGGTGCGGTCTTCGCTCATGATGCAGCGCAAAACCCGGGCGTGGTCGGATTTTCCTCTGGCCAACGTAGTGGCCGACGTGGTCGGTCCCTCCGGACTGGACACGCTCTACAAGGCCCCTGAAATCGTGTTCAAGCGGGTGGAGCAGCGGCAGGAGAGCGACCTCGCCTTTCTGCAGCGCATCACGAAGGATCAGGGCCTGCGTCTGGCCATCAAGGGCCGGCTGTGCGTCGTGTACGCCGGGCAGACCGCGGACGCGCTGGCCCCCCTTCCCTTCCGGCGCATCGATGTGCCCGACCTCACCAGCGTGCGGCTCCGGCGTTCCCTCGCCGGCGTCTATACCCAATGCATCGTGGGCTACACGTCCGCCATGGATTCGGAAACCATGGAGAAGTCGTTTCTGCCCGAGCAACCGCCCACTACGGGCAAGGTGTTGACCATCAACAAGCGCGTGGAGCACCAAGCGCAGGCGGAACGGCTGGCCAAGGCGGAGCTGCGGGCCAAGAACTGCAAGGAACTGACCGGGGCGCTCGACGGCATGGGAGACATTCGGCTGCGCGCCGGAACTGTGCTGCAGCTGGAAGGCTGGGGCGGATTCGACAGCAAGTACGTCGTGCAACAGGCGACGCATACCGTGACCAAGGACGGCGGCTACCGCACCAGCGCCGATCTGGTGAAGGCTCTGGACTACTGAAATGACCGAGCAGCAGATATGCGATCTTCTGGCCCAGATGTTCCGTGTGGGCTTCGTGGTGGGCCGCCAGCCTGAGCGCATGCGCGTGAGGGTGGAGTTTCGGGACACGACCACGGCCCGGCTGGTGAGCGACTGGCTGCCCGTGCTGACTCCCCGGGCCTGCGGCGATGAAGAGTATGACCTGCCCGACGAGGGGGATCAGGTGCTCTGCGTTTTTCTGGCGTTCGGCCTTGAGCAGGGCTTCGTGCTGGGGGCCATGTACGGCAAGGGCGAGCCCCCGGTGGTCAGCGGCGACAAATGGCACCGCCGGTTCCGCGACGGAACCGTGCTGGAGTATGACCGCGCGGCGCACCGACTGTTCGCTGACGTGAAGGGCGACGTGGAAGCAGCCGTTACCGGCAACGTGACCGCCGCGGTGCAGGGCAATATCAACGTCACGGTCAAGGGCGGCATGACGGCCAGCGCCCAAGGCGCGGCCAGCGTGTCTTCCGCCGCAAGCATCGCCCTGAACGCCCCGGCCATCAGCATGGGCAGCGGCGGTGGCGGCGGCACAGAAGCAGCCGTCACCGGCAATACGCGCCAGCGCGGCAACATCACCGTGGAGTCCGGGGACGTTACGGTCAACGGTATCTCTTTCCTGCGCCACGTCCACATCTGCCCGCATGGCGGGGAAACGGGGGTGCCGCAATGATGTATCAAGGCGTTTTGGGCAAGTTTCCCTTTTCGGTCACTGAAATCGAAATCTGCACGTTCCGCGATCTGACCCGCAACCGCGAATACAGCTACGCGGAACATAAGGTGGTGTCCGGACTGCCCAAGCTGCAACACACGGGCCGCAACTTGGACACTGTGGAGCTGACGGTGATCGTATTTCCCCTCACCCCGGCCTCTACCGTGAAGCTGCGGCTGGCGGCGCTGGAGAAACTGACCAAGGACGGCGACGATCTGCCTCTTGTGCTGGGGCTGCAATATATGGGGCGCTTCGTGCTCAAAAGCCAGAAGGTCACACACCGCATCATGCATAACGGGGTCACCCTGTCCGCCGAAGTGGCTCTGGCCCTGCAGGAGTACAACTGATGGAACTGACCGTGGACATGGCCCAGCCTTCCGCCGTGGAAGTGGGTGCAACGGGCCTGCGGGGGCTGGCGCAGGAAATCCGCACCGTGCTCGGAACGGCCAAGGGCAGCGTGCCCCTCGATCGCAACTTCGGATTGTCGTGGGACACGGTGGACCTACCCATGCCGCAGGCGCTGCCGTTGCTGGTGTCGGATATTGCCGAAGCCATCGAGCGCAACGTCCCGCGCGTCCGCATAAAGGACGTGCAGTTCGGCAACGGCGTTGCCGACACCGAAGACGGCAGGCTGCTGCCTATTGTCACGGTGGAAATCCGGGAGGAATACATTCATGAGTTCCGTTAATCTCACCGCCTTGCCGGATGTCCATTTCGCGCCGCAGAGCGCCAGTGAAACCGAAGCCGCGGTCATCACCGCCTACGAGGCCATCGCCAAGGTCACCCTGCAGCCGGGAGACCCCGTCCGGCTGTTCCTCGAAACGCTGGCCTATACGCTGTGCGTCCAGAACAGCCTCATCGATCTGGCCGGCAAGCAGAATCTGCTGGCTTACGCCTCCAAGGAGCACCTCGACCATCTGGGCGCGCTGATGGGCGTGGCCCGCATTCCGGCGCAGCCCGCGCGCTGCACCATGCGTTTTGCTTTGACCGAGCCGAAGACGTTCGAGGTGCCTATCCCCGAAGGCACGCGGGTGGCCACGCAGGCGGGCAACGTCCTGTTCGCCACAACCGGCACCGTGAGCATCGCCCCCGGAGAAAGGGCGGTGGAGGCAGTCGCCTTTGCGTTGACTGCGGGGTCGGACGCCAACGGATTGGTGCCCGGCCAAGTGTCGCAGCTGGTGGACCCGCTGCCCTATGTCACCGAAGTCGGCAACATCAGCCAGACGTTGTCCGGCTCGGATGAGGAAAGCGACGACAGGCTACGCGAACGCATCCGACTTGCACCCGAAAGCTATTCCTGCGCCGGCCCGGAGGGGGCCTACCGGGCGCTGGCGCTGGCCGTCAGCCAAGATATCGAGGAAGTGGCCGTCCACAGCCCGACGCCGGGCGTGGTGGACGTGCGCTTCACCTTGATCGGAGGGGAACTGCCGGACGCAGCCATGATTTCGCTTGTGAGCGAGGCGATTTCCGGCGAGACGGTGCGTCCCCTGACTGACACCGTGCTGGTGGATGCGCCCGATGTGGTGCCCTATACGCTGAAAGGAAAATGGTTCCTGCGGCGGAGCGACGCCACGCTGCTGGCAAGCGTCACCAGCGCCGTGGACAACGCCGTGGAAACCTTCCGACTTTGGCAGCGGTCCAAACCCGGCAGAGACATCAATCCCACAAGGCTGATCAGCCTTGTGGAACGGGCCGGGGCCAAGCGCGTCGAGCTTGAAAGCCCGGTTTTCACGCCGCTGGGCAAGGTTGCCGTCGCCCGGGAAACGGCTGTGGAGCTGTTGTTCGGCGGGCTGGAGGATGACTGATGGCGCGACGCATCGGCAATACTCCTTTTGTTGAGCTGCTACCGGCCAACCTCGCGGGCGACCCGACGTTTCGAGCTGCGGCTTCAGCTCTGGACAGCGGGCTGCGTCAGTCCGTACTGGCCATTCCCGATCTGTTGCTTTTCGCCCGGCTGGCGCTGGCCGGTCCGGAGGGCCTTATCGCCCCTTTGGCCAGACTGGCGGAGCTTGCCGGCGGCCTGCCCGACCTGCCGGAGACAGTGCTCGATTCCCTTGCGTGGCAACTGCATGTGGATGGATACGAAGCGGCCCGGGCCTACGACGACAAGCGCCGGATGGTGGACCGCTCCTTGCTGCTGCACCGTCGCAAAGGTACGCCGTGGGCCGTGTCCGAGGCGCTGCGCGCGCTCGGCTACGCCGACGCAACGATCAGCGAAGGAGGCGGCATCTGCCGCTATGATGGGGAAATTTCCCACAACGGCGCGGATACCTATGCCGCCGGCAACCGCTGGGCGCTGTTCGACGTCGAAGTCGATCTGGGCGAGAGTGAAGGCATTTCCGTGGCCGCCGTGCAGCGTCTGCGGACCGCCGTAGAGGCGTGGAAGAACGTCCGTTCCCATTTGCGCGCGGTCAGCTGGCGCGCAACCATGGAAGACGCCACGGCCATGGATGAGGAGCTGACCGCTCTGCGGGTACTCCCCGAGCTGGAGGATGTGCGGGAATGGGGATTCCCTCTCTACAACGGTGCCACCCGCTACGACAACGGCTGTTTTCGCCGGTACGACGGCGCGTTGCGCTACGGCGGGGCGGACGTTCATCAGCTCTGCCAAGCCTGCGGCCATGTTCACGACGCCCGGCGCGAAGCGTTCGCCGTGGGGCTGGCCGCGGCGCAGGAAGATGCCGTCCGCTTTTGTCCCCGTTACGACGACGTGGCGGAATATGACGGCAGCCAGCGGCACGGGGAGGGAGAACTGCCTTTTGCCGAGCGCCGGGATATGGCGCTGCGCCTCTCTCCGGAGGATGCCGTTTCTCCCTCCGAGCAGACAGCGGTGCGGCTGGAAATCGAGGCCGCGGATCGCATCGGCGTATACCACGACGGCACCCTGTCGTATGGCCAGCGTCTGATCCGCACCTGCATGGGGAGCGTTTTCCACGACGGCAGCGCCGGTTACGGGCCGTATGAAGGCAAGGCCGTCTTTGCCGTGCGCCATGACGGGTATGCCCGGCATGACGGCCACGCCGTTCATTCTCTGTGGGGCTGGCTGCCCGGCAGCGCCCAAGCCCCTCTCTATACCTACGCAACCATGTCCGACGCCTGCGTCCTTCGCGCCAGCGATCTGGGCATGCAGGATACTATGGCCCCGATTGATGAGGCTTGCCTGCTGCTGCGCCGTTTCCGGCTTTGCAACGGGTCCCTGCTGTATTCCGGGGCCGTTCACCACGACGTGCGGGAGGAAACGCATGAATTTTGAGGAAGCATTGCCCCTTCGCGGCGAGTTCGAGCTGCGGATTTTTCGCGCCGGCGTTCCGGTTGAGGACTACCGGGACCACAACATGATCATGGCCGTGGCCAGAAACGCGTTGGCGCGTCTGCTGGGGGGCGACGGCAAGGGCAAGACCATTACGACCATCGGCGTGGGCATCGGCGGCGACGGCCCCGATCCTTCGGATACCGCCCTGACCAGCCCCTACACCAAAAACGTCACGGGGCACAGCTACCCGGAGGATGGCCGGGTCCGTTTCGAGTTCGTCATCGGCAAGAGCGAGGCGAACGGCAAGAAGCTGCGCGAGTTCGGCCTCATCTGTTCGGACGGCACGCTGTTCGCCCGCAAGGTCCGGGGAGTCATCGAGAAGGCCGACGACATCGAAATCGCCGGTTCGTGGACGATCATTTTCTAGAAAGGAGGACGTATGGGAAACCTGAAAGAGCAGGCCGTCTGGGAAGGCAACGTTTACCAGCTTGAGCTGACCGACCCGGTTGTGGGCGGCGAAGACGGCATCAGCAACCGGCAGGCGAAGCAGCTGGCCAACCGCACGGCATGGCTGAAAGAGCAGCAGGAAAAGATGGCGGGAACGGTGGAATCTTTCGACCCGTCCATGCAGGCGGGCCTGTTCGCGGGGCTGCTGCAGGCGCTCGATCTTGCCGGGCTGGCCATGCGCGAACACGAGATGACCCGCAAGGCGCGTTTCCAATCGCTGACGGCCACCATCAAAAATCGGGGGGTCAAGTCCGGCGTGGCCATCACCAAGTCGCAAACCGCCACGCGGAACATCAGCGCATCGGACGGCATCGTCTTTATGAGGGGCCGCCAGTATCCCGTGGCCGACCAGAAAAATACCGCCAGCATCGCCAGCAACACCGGCGACAAGGCGGGCGTGGTCATCATCTATATGTTCCTGACTGCCGCCGGAACTATCGACGTCGCCGCCACCACGCTCGGCGGCGCTATGCCCGAAGGGGCCATTGAGCTGGCCCGGGCAACCGTGCCGGCGGGCAACACCGAAGAGAACGACCCGTATCTGGCCAAGGTGGTCATTACGGACAGCGCGCGACGGGAAGCCGGCTGGCCCTCCATCCAGCGTTCGCCCGCGTCGGTGCTGGTGCCGCTGAATTGCGTGCTGCCCGACGCCGGCTACACGGTGGCCGTCGAGGCCGTGGGCAATATGGGCGGCAGCGCCCAGATGGGCGATCTGTATGTCGACAACCGGCTGACCAACGGTTTTCGGCTTTTCACTTCCGGCACCGCGGACGACGTGCAGGTCCGGCTGCTGGTGCAACATCCCGGCATCTGACCGGTAAGGAGATAGGTATGGACATCATCAGGCAAGGCACCGGCCCGTGGCCGGAGGTAAGCGTCACCGGCACGACCGTGACCCTGACGGTTGGAGACAACGGACTGGATTTTAATTGTGCGGAGCTGCAGCGCGACGAGCAGGTCGCGGTGGACATCGTGTCCGGGCACGATGGCGAGATGACTGTGGGTGTGAATAACGGCATTGCCTACATCGCCAACCTGATTATCCCTCCGGCCCGTTACGCCGACGTGCCCCTGCCGGCGACGCTGGCCGAGGACCCCGAGCTGCCGGAAGACCTCGATCCGCTGTGCATTGCGCTGGCACCTACGGTTCAGCGCGAACGCCTGCCGCTGACCGAGGATGATATGGCCGCCGTGCGGCTGATCATCTGGACCCTTACGGAAACCAACAATCAGTAACCCCGCAAACGTCTTGCCCGCCGCGCATCCCGGTGAGCGAGAAACGAAAAGAGGAGCATACCATGGCGACTATCATCAGCAAGGACCCGCTTCGCATGAGCGTGGAGGCCGCCACCGGCGGTCTGGTCACCGTTCTGTACGACGATGGAGGCAATCCTTCTTTTATGCGCCGCATTCCCAAGTGCAATATTGAAGACCTTTATCCTGATCTGGGGCTGACCGGTACACACCCAGCGTTTATTGTCGACGGCGTTGAAAAAAACGAGCTGTTTATCGGCGTCTATCCGGCGTCCGTAGCAGGCGACTACGCCGTGTCGCTTCCCGGGCAGGAGCCGACTAACACGATTAATTTCGACAGCGCCGCAGCGTATTGCAAGGCGAAAGGTACGGGCTGGCATCTGATGACTAATGCGGAGTGGGCGTTGCTCGGCGCTCTGGGCATCAAGTCGGGCTGGCAACCGCGGGGCAATACGTATTGGGGCTTGCACCATGAAATGAAGCACGAAACCGGAACACTGGCCGACGGGGCGGGTAAACTCGGCGTGTATGATGAGACCCTTCATGGGCGCACATTGGTAGGTTCCGGGCCTTTGAGCTGGCGGCATGACAATTCGCCCGCCGGCATTGCCGATCTGGTGGGCAATGTTTGGGAATGGACGGGCGGCATGCGTTTGGTCAATGGGGAGATTCAGATTTTGAAGGATAACGACGCTGCCGGTAGCGAAGCGGCGTCCGCACCATCCTCGGCATGGAAGGCTATTCTGCAGAATGGCAGTCTGGTGGCCCCGGGCACGGCGGCCACGCTGAAAATGGACGCTGTGGGGAGTAATGGCACGGGAGCAGTGAAGATCAATACGACCATCATCAGCCAATACCCGAGCACAGACGATAAGACGTCTTCGGCGTGTGCCTTCACGGCCATGACCGCACAGACGGGCGTGACTATTCCCGCGATTATGAAGTTGCTGAGTCTTTATCCTGTTTCCGGGAACGGCCCGGTCGGCAGCATTTGGCACCGGAACGCGGGCGAGCGGTTGGCGTTGCGCGGCGGCGACTGTAATACCTTCGGCGCGGGCCTTTTTGCCCTCTTTCTTTCTGTCTACCGTCCCGGTGGCGGCCAGACTGTGGGTTTTCCGTCCCGCTTTCTTTCTGTAATTCCTGATACTTGAACCCTGAATCCCTGAACTGTCCACTATACATGGAAAAAATTGCGGTTTACGGGTATAGACTTCCAACCGGCGAAGCCGGTCGCAATTTTTTTCAATGGAGCGCGTGCCATGGGGGAACCTGTCGAAAGCGGCGGACTGATACTGCAACAGAAGTGGGAAGATTTAACGGTTTACCTTTTCGCTTCCGTCTTGCGGGATATGCCGAAGGGAGACAGGTTCACCCTTGGCGCGGATATGCGGGCCTTGGTGTGGGAAGTGGAAGCAGCCTTGGTCCAGATTTCCCTCCGAGCCGGGAACCGCTGGCAATTGTTGAACCTGATTGACGTAAAGGCGAAAGTCCTTTTGTCTATGGTTCGGCTTGGGATTCGGATCGGGGCCGTGCCCGACAAGCGTTATGAGCCGGTTTCGTCCAAGCTGGTGGAAATCGGAAAAATAGTTGGCGGCCTCAAGAAAGCGGGCCGTTGACGGGGAGCGGTTCAACAGTGCGGCGGTTGGCGTTGCGCGGCGGCGACTGTAATACCTTCGGCGCGGGCCTTTTTGCCCTCTTTCTTTCTGTCTACCGTCCCGGTGGCGGCCAGACTGTGGGTTTCCGTCCCGCTTTCTTCCTGTAATCCTGAACCCTTAATACCTGAACCCCTGACCTGAACTGCGTACATGGAAAAAACTGCGAGTAAAGAGTACAAATCGCTTACCGGCGAAGCCGGTCGCCATTTTTTTATGTACGGAGCACGCGCCATGGGTGAACCAACTGAAAGTAGCAACACCAGTTTGATACTGCAGCAAAAATGGGAGGACCTGTCGGTCTACCTGTTTTCATGTGTCTTACGGGACATGCCGAAGAATGA